CGTGAATAGAGAATGTTCCATTGTTCTTCTGGTAGTTTGGTCAATGCCTTGTCGATGTCACTCATCATGGCAAACCAATTACCACCCTCACTTGCTACCTTCCTTGTAGCAGTGAAACCTAAGTCAACCATAGAAGGAGCGACGTTACTGCCAGTAAAGACAGCAGGAAGAAGTATCTCCAGTATTTGACGATCATAATAATAATTATCTGAAACATGATAACCCACAATGCGGGCTTTTTCCTTCTGGCAAAAATCTTTTGCTGCATTCCTAAGAGACCTGCTAATAAGTTTAGTTGTTTCTTTGCCATCTAAATCTTCCCATGTCTTGAGTTTTTTAGGGTGAGTTAAGAACCAAAGCCATAGTTCCTGCCTTATGTCTGCTGATTCCACCATCTGGAACTTACGTGAGAACTGATAGGCAATAGCGCCGACAAGTCCTTCGTATTTCTCTATTACCATGAATAGGTTTTACCCTCTACCGTGAAAGACCTGCCAATGATGGGAACTGTAACTGGTGTTACGTTGCCACGTCTGATGTACAAGATAGCAAACCCTTGTTGCCAATTGGCTGCGCCAGTGGACAAATAGTTTGCTTTGTTCAAGTCCATCAAGTGACCTACTTCGATACCGAAAAGTCTACTGGAAATTTTACCGTTGTATCCGACATGATAGTGCTGGATACCTTGCCGATGGGTGTGTCCACATACGACAGATAATCCGATACGTCTTGCAAGGTTAAGCGCAGTTCCGCCTGAAGTTTGGAGAAGGCTTCCTTCGTCTCCATGGGCAAGAGCCCATCCTGGGGCAAATTGCCAGATTTTATCGTGGTACGTAATATCGAGTTCGCGGTATCTGAGCAATTCCTCATATTCCAAAGCGCGGAGGCTAGCAAGCGCAGGGGCATATTTTTCAATATAGTGATCGATTCTGTCTCCATGATTACTCCTCATCGTGTGGAACGGTCTGTCGCCAATAGCATTCTTGAAATCTTCCATGATTCCAGATGTCTTGTCTAGCCCTGCTTGTAAAGTCTTAGCGTATTCGCCTGCTTTGCCCTTGTTCCAACGTGATGGTTCTGGGCTATCAGCCTCGTCTCCTACGCAATATAATTCATCAGGTCGGAAATCATACACGAAATCTTGAAGCGCCGTGACGGCTCTAGCATCGTGACTAGGAGCCTGTATATCAGAAAGTACTACTACCCGCTTTACTTTCGATTTCTTTTTGCTCACATTTTCTTCTTTCGTTTTGCAGGCTTTTTCTTTTTAGCTCTGCGTTTGTTTTCCATTGCGACGTTCTTTGATTTAGATACAACGCGAAGGTTAGACTTACGGTCATCACCAGCACGTCCCTTGTTGTTCTTGTGGTCTACTTCCTGATCGCGTGGAAGGCTTTTTCCAGTGTCGTCTTCGTAATCAACACGGGCTTTGTTAGAAGAAGTAGTAGTAACTTCCCCATTCTTTTTACGACGTTTGAAAACATATATAGGTCTCCCACCATTCTCTTTACTGCCTTTGTAAGGGCCGAATCTCTTAATCATTGTTCCATTGTCCTCTCAACACTAGCAATCCTATGATTGCATAATTAGCCATATCCTTGAAAGAGTCTTCCAAGGATTCGTTCTCGGGTTGTTTATCTATTAAGTTGTTAATGCGAGCAAGTTTATCGTGCATACGCACTCGCAAACCATTCATCGCCCCTCCAGGACTTTCGGATATATTCTTCGGCCCGTAATCTTTATGTTTCTTCAACATGAGTTCTGCCATCTCGTCATAGACACGCCAGACATCTAAATCAAATTCAGTAGGTTCTGTTATGATTTTATTCGTTGCCATGATTTTCTAAGAACCTTTCTAGTTGTTCTAACATAGTTTCAGTACCTTGAATTACCTCTGTCTCTTCTACGAATTCCTCAAAGTCTTCACCGCTAGCATTTATCATCATCAAAGTAATGCTTTGAGTGACAGACCAAACCTCTGCCCAATTTTGATCATCAATATATTCGGTTAGTCCTCTCAAAAAAGCAAAAAGATTAAAGCTGTGACGAGAATTTAATCTCACCATCCAGTCATACTCCACGCCAAAATGGTCTAAATACTCAAAAAGATTATCTGTTTTAAGGTTATGTTTTTTACAGACAAAAGTACCATCGGATTCTGGCATTAAAATCATCGTGCTCCCGCTATCTTTTCTTTGAAGTAATCTGCTCCGTGAGTCCGATAGAGCGAATTAACATCTTCGCCTTCCGGCGCTTGTATGACGATAACGTTGGACAGTTCTCGAGAAAGGGACTTACCGAAATCATAGCCTGCATTGTCTCCGTCCGCGAAGAGGAAAACCTTGTCGAAGTCAGCCAAGAGCCTATTGTAATGTTTCTTCCAATTGTTGACGCCAGGGACACCAACCGACGGAATGTTACAAACCAAGTCCAAACTAATGGTGTCGATTTCGCCCTCACATATACATATGTATGACGATGCACGGAAAAGCGCTCCCACATTATACAAGTGTGTCGTAGCCCCAGCCATTCCCATATACTTGGGCTCTTCGTGTCCGAGACTCCTGAAACGCAAGTCAACAACACCAGACTTTGTGAGGTAAGGGATGCAGAGCCTATTCGTATATGCTTCATGTCCTGTCAGCGGATCTAAGACGACGCCCAAGCCCGCTTTCGTTGCTGCTTCCATCGTTATTCCGCGTTCTGCGAGATAATCCGCTGCCTCTGGCAACGCGCTGTGGTAATACTTTGCCGCTCTCGTCAAAGATTCTTTTTGCGATATCGATTGCTTCATTGAACCCCACCCCTTCCTTGGCCATAATTATAGCATACCCATCGCCCTTTACCTGACATGCAAAGCAACAGAAAGCATTTTCGTCTCTTGTCGCTGAGGCACTGTTGTGCCTATCGTCATGGAACGGACACTTCATAGAGAACCACCCACGTCGTGTTGGCACACGGGCGCCGTAGTACTCTAAAATCACTGATATATCAAGCTTTTCCATCTATCGCTTTCCTAAGTAGTTCCACCCATACTGCTACAGGCATTGTAGCATACCATTCAGCAGGGTCTCCTTTGCCTTTACGCTTATGAACTACTGCCCCTGTCCAAGCTTTTGAGTTCTTGGTTTCAATCTCTAATTCTGTTAGCCAACCAGCAAGGTCCAACTTAGCATGGTTCTTAATCTCGATACAGACACCATTGATACCAGAGATGTCACCTTTATCCAAGGTGGCTCCCGCAAGCCGTCTTTCTGCATACGGGAACCACTCTTGTAGATATTTAACTACGTCTCGTTCTGCTTGTGAACCCTTGATCTTGGACTTACTTGACATTTAGTACCAGCCGTTCCTTTTCCAGAATGCCCAAGCATTCGTAGGTTTATCGTAACGGTGCACTATATATTCCAGTCCCTTGTTTACTTGATATTGAATTGTAGAGCCTTCTGGTGTGTTCAATACTTGAGCCAAACCATAGGCCGAGGAGTAAGGATTATTGGCTTGATAATTCCAACCAGATTCTTTACCCCATAATTTAGCAAGTGCTTGCCATTCGGCTTTAGCATTCTTACTAAACTTTTTGTATACTTTTTCTTTTGCAATTGATTTAGCCTTTACCTCGGGGCTACATGGAGCGACTTCCGTTGTTTCCAAAAATATTGGTTTCAAAGGAATCGTCTTTATGAGCCACGCACCCACACCGTGGGGCAAGGTTGCCGCAAATATTGCAATCGCGGACATTGTTGCTACTGTTGATAGTTTCATGTTTCCTCCACTGGAGCGGTTGCCTGTGTTCCACAGTCAGCACACTCCATATCTAGAAAATACATCCCAATGGTATTATCCTCTGCGAAGGCTACCTTGAGATTCCATACGAAACTCCCACAAACGCACACCGTGGTTGGATTACCACGGATATCCATTGCTTTGTCATAACTCGGTTTGAGTTCTGAGATTGGTCTGGACACTTAGGACCTATCTGGGATATCGGATACGTCCATGATTTCAGGGTTAAATTGTAACCAATGAGCCGTACCCCCAGAGGGGTCTGCCTTGCCATATCGATTCTTTACGGACGCGATGGCTATGTATCCTGGCGCATCGGAACCTACCGTGCAAATCAGAGCGGGTAACTGTGCAACCATGCCCTGCAAAGCAGAACGTGGCTGACATGGATTACCCATGTACGACTCTTTGGTGTGGTGCAGTACGAGAACAGCAGAGTTAGTATCTCTTGCGAGATATTTTAGCTCTTTTATTGTGGAACGCATGCCAGCAAACTCTTCTCCCCCGTCATTAGAGATATCCATAAGGTTATCTATAATGATTAGAGTAGGAGCACAGCCCCACAATTCTTCAAAAGCAAGCACTTCTTGATCTACATCAGCCAGCGTTGGTGCTGACTCAAAAGACCAGAAGAGATGCCCTGAAGAATCATTGATTATTTTCCGTGACTCATCGACCTTATCAATAAGCATTTGTTCTGCTTCTGATTGAGGTTTGCCAGTAATCATGGATAGTAGGCGCATAGCCATTGTATGCGCGTTTGTGTCGGCACTAACATACAGCGTGGGTACTTTTGTACGCAACGCTATCGCAAGGGCAAGTGTTGATTTACCAGCACCAGGGGTGCCAGCAATCATAGACACTTCTGCCCTGCGAAAGATTATCTTATTGCTATCAAGAGTTCGAAACACCGAAGGCAGTGGTTCACCACCGATGTCCGCGCTACCAACAGCACGGGCAAGGGTTCTCATCGACTAAAATGTACTCCATTCAGGCTCATTCCTGCGAAGGAATATTGGGTCACACTGGTCAGGAGTTCCCTTTGGAGTTGAGCACATAAAAGCTTTCCAAGGACCCTTAGCACTAGAACCTTCTCTCTTGACCATTGGACCGTGCTGACAAGCACGACCAGTTGGTGCGGTGCTAGGTGTTGTTGTCTGTGGGACAACACTTGCTGGAATAGAAGCAGTTACGTTATTAATTGCTTGTTGTATCGTAACAGGTGCTCCCTCAATAGAGGTAGCCATTGTGGTAATTGTTCCCTCGGCTCCATCAACACCGAGTACTTCAACTAGATTTCTCCTGAAATCGGAAAACGTATCCGCTCCGATTACAAAGATTCTTCCGTCGTTTAATTTGCTACTGACTTGGAACAGTGCTCCAGCCATTATTCGTATCCTTTCGATTTAGTCCCATTCATCCATTTGCAGTATGATAGCACACCGCAACGGCCACAGGAGTTCATATTGGGTAAGAACGTTTCTGTCTTGCGTAGTT